ACATATTTGCCAATAGCCATATCACTGCTAAAGATACTATCGAGGGTGTCATCAGAATCAACCAGAACACAAGATGCAAATTGACGAATGGGTGTTCTGACCCCCGCCATGATTGGTGTTGGGATGTTGATTCTGTGCTTTGAGATTGCGTCATAATACTTTTTAATGTACTCCAGTCTATAAAATTTGTCGTCGTCTTGGAATAATGTAGCAGATATTAACATATACATGTACTGAGGAGTTTCAAATATCTCTCCAGTACTTCTATCCTGTACCAAATACTTATCTGCTACCTGTCTGATACCAGCATAGGTAAATAGATAATCACGGTCATGATCAATATAACTGTTTAAAATCTCCCACTCTTCTTCACTATACTTATCTAGTATTTCTTTATCGTAAACTCCTTTCTCTACACATTTCTCTACATGTTGTCTGAGAATAGGTCGCTGATCAGGATGCTCACCGTATACAGATTTCCTTAAACCAAATAGAAGTAACCTTGCAGCAACAAATTGATAGTTAGGATTCTCTAAAGAGATAAGATCATTAGCAGATCTAATTAATATCTCTTGTATATCACTTGTAGTGATTCCATCAAAGAATTGGAGTCCAGAATTCATTTCGACTGCTGACTCAGATACACCTGCTAATCCTTTGCAAGCATGTTCAACCATCTTATGAACCTTTTCCAAGTTAAGATCAGTGGTGTCACCATTTCTCTTAACAACTTTAATTTCTGTGGGTGTCATACCTTTTTCCATTCAGTTAATTTAACTTGTGCTTCTAGTCCGTGGTATACATTTGATTCTACCAAAGACTGCACGTTATGTCCAGCTATTACCATGTCATTTATGTCCTTCTCATGTATATCATTTGGCCATATCACTACCTTCTCACCTCTGTCGATTGACTTGGTGATTCTGTTAACGATTTCTCTGTTACGAGGTTCGTTATCATAAACCCAAATATAATTGCCCCAACCAAACGTCCTACTATCAACATCGGAGCCAGCCATAGCAACCGAGTTTTCCAAGAGGGTGCTGTCGAAAGGGCCTTCGACAACGTAGATTGGTTTTTGAATGTTGATTCTGTCAAGTCCATAGATTTTGGGTTTGTTTTCATCCAACATGACAGTTATATAACGTAACTTGTCCTTTGGATTTAATGCACGACCTTGGAATCCAAACCACTCACCATCCTTATCAATGAAGGGAATGATGATTCTTGGATGATCCTTAGTTATGTGTGTGAAGGTAGGCTTCTGGGTGTTCACCCAAGTACAAAATTCATCTGTAAAATAAAATAGCGAAGGGTTTAACCCTCGCTTTGTGATGTACTTATATGCAACGTGTTCAATATTTAGACTAGAAATCTTTTCTAGATTTCCATTCTTCTTGAACACTGGTTTCTTGAATTTTGGTTTCGGAACATAAGATCCTTTACCAGTAGTACCCTTCTTATATCTCTCCATGATGTACTCATCATAGAGGTCTGGTGCCTGGTCTTTCAAGAAGTTTGGTAGGGTTCTCCCTACACCACAGTTGTGGCATTTATATACCAAGTCTGCTTTTACACGAAAAAAATAACCTCGTGCCTTATTCTTATGCTTCTGTGAATCACCACAGTAAGGGCAACGAAAGTTATAAAGGTCTGCTTTCTTCTTGATAAACTTATCCAGTCTACCAGATAAAAGACTTACATAATGATTGTCTACAAACTCAGACAACTTGAGAGACTTTAGGAGTCTCTATAATACTAGATTGAATTGAACCTGTCAAGTTTTTGATGAGCGTTTGGCCTGGTACACTAACAAGGAAAGATATAACAGCAAGACCACCAAAAATAGACCACATTTTCTTTTCCATCTGTCTAAGACGGTCATCGACTTTACGGATATCTCTTTCACAACCTGTCTTTATCTCCTCTGCTCTACGATTAACTTCTCTATGAAGACTCTCTACCTTTTCAAATAGAACTGCGTCAACTTTATCTTGTTTATCTAACTTCTCATTATGTACAGCGAGGAGTTGCCCCATTTTTACGGAGTTCTCCTGTAGACTAGTTACTACTCTTTCCAGTCGCTCTAGCAAAGCTGTATTTAATTGCTCAGTCATGGGTCTAAGAATCTGCTTCTCCCTTAGCACCACCAACTCTAGCCTTCTTCTTAAGGTCTTGAACCTTAGATTGAAGTTGCTTCTGTAATGCTTGTTTCTTCATTAAGACTTTCTTCTTTTCGAGAGCAGTCTTCTGTTGAACAATTGCTTGTTGTGCTGACTTGTCATCAGACTCTTGTACGTTACGCATGTGACTATTCCTTTTGTTCATGAAAAATTTACCTGCCTCTGCTGGCATTATTCTTTCTATTTTTATGTCACCCCTGTAACGAGGATTAATAAGGAGTCTAAGTTTCTGACTTAGTTCTGCTGGTGAATTAGCATAGACAACGGTCTCTCCTACACCAGGAAGATTACATTTATATTGTAGCAACCTAGATCTAGGTGCTGGATTAACACGGTTCACGGTAATAGGTCTATCAATTTCATTGTCCTCTCTTATCTTTTTCCTTCTCTTCTGTAATTTCTTACGGAATTTTAACAACGGGTCGAAACCTGCTGAAGGACCAGTGGCAGCTGCCTTACTACTGAATCCAGCAGCACCAGGAGTAGAACCAGTAGTCATTAAAGTCATACGGAGTCAAGAGAATCTTGGACATCAGGGTCAACTTCTAATTCAGGAAGCATCCCTACAGGATATTTATTAAGATAAAGAAGTACAGTTTTTAAAATACCCCAATACTCTCTCTCCAATTTGAAGAAGAGTAAAGGGGTAGCTGCTTCACCAAAAACATTATATAGGATGATTAGATGATTAATGATCAAATGAGTTCTTAATGCTCCACCCCTAACGTAACGTTTAAGTAAACGTTTAAGGTATTTAAATCGCTTAAGATCTTCATCAAAATCCTCTTTCGTTACCGCTTGAGGATTTTCATAATGCTTGATGGCGAACAGAATAAATGTATCATCATTCAGTTCGTCAAATTTCATTTATTATGTTGTAGTAATTGTCTTGGTAGAACCAGAACCACCTGCACCAATAGTATCACCTAGAACGAATACCTTATCGGATGCTGTGTTTGTACCAGCGTCCTTGATTGTTCCAGAGATTGTTTGAGCACCGATTGTGTGTACCTTGTCTGCTGCTGCAGCAGTAAAGTCAAACTCAACACGGTTTGTTCCTGTTCCTCTAGCATATGTAGCAGTAATAGAAGCACTGTCTGTTGTGTTAGTAACAACTAGTGTTGCACCAGCAGTAACATCTACCTTCTCGTTGTAGATAACAACAACGGTTCCAGTTGCTCCAGCAGCATATGTTGTACCCTCAAAGAATACAGCAGAGATGTCTGCATTACCGAGTGTATCAGTACCACGACCACCAGCTCCTACAAGACCATCAACTGCGACTAGAACTTCATCCCAGTACTCAGTCTGATCTCCTTTCTTATAGTGTCTAAGAACCCAACCTTCTGCTGTAGCAAAAATGTTTGAGGGGTCTACAGCACCACCCTGTACAGCCCACTTAGGCTTAGCTTCGTCAGCATCTGTGACTCCCCAAAGTGCCATGTTTATACTCCTACAATTGTTCGTTACCTACGATTATTTATAAGAATTATGGGTTCAGAGAGTTACTTTTTTTTCTGCGTAGTATTTCTCGGCTGCTGTAACATAATCACCTATCATATGATCTGCGACACCATCAAATCTAGTATCGTTCTCATCTTTTAGTTTAATAACTGAATGAGTATGTACATATCCAGCAAGCCAAGGTGGTGTGCCAGGTACTATATCATTACCATGTACGAAACGTAAATGCTCCATGTCTTTGATTCTCTTTCTCAACCTACGTCCACCTGGTCTAGGTGAACCAGCAGTAACCAAAGCAACATTCTTATTGCCAGATTCCCATAGTAAATCTGCAATCAATGTAGCAGTAGCACCACCAAGGGAGTGTCCAGCTATCACTAATTTTCTTTTTGGATCTAAACCTTCGTATGCTACCACTAGTTCTGCTAGTGTTCTATTAGCATTGTTTTTAAATCCTCTGTGGCAATCATCTCTCTTGATTAAAAATTTAAGATTAGTTATCCAGTCTGTAGTCTCATTGGTTCCTTCAACAGCAAGTATGGTATGACCTTCTATCTTCCTACTAACAAGATAATCTTGCTTGTGTGGATAGACATCACGACAACATCTCAATGCTTCAAGTACCACCTCTTTTGAAAGTGTCATTGAATTGTATACAACTGTATTATATATCCCTAGTCGTATACTTTTCTACCGCCTTGTATTCTTCCTGACCCTTTCTTATCATAAAATTTAATACCCTTCTTCTTTATATCAACGAATAACTTATCCTTTTCTTTTCTATCGGAGATTTTCTTTGCCAACCTTTCTTGTGTCTTCTCCTTATCCTTCATAAATTCTTTGTAACTAGCAGCTTCGGAAACGCCAGCACCCTTAGACATCGATGCTCTTAATGCTATGTCAGTGTACCCACTCTTCTTAGCATCTTTCTTCAACCATTTCCTAGCCTTTTCGTTTTCTTTCGCACGTTTCTCTAGAGCATTCTCCTCATTGGTATGAGCAAATGCTTTCTTCATAGCAGACAATCGAAGGTGAGGGGGAAGTCCCTCTACCTTCTTCTTCTTTTTCTTTAGTAGGTCGGAACCCTTGATATGTTCTATCTCAGGTTTCCAGTCTTCGTTATGTGCCAAGGCCCCTTCCCTTATCGTAGTTTGATTTTCCACCATATCTAGCCATAGTATTAACGTAATTCTTTACGTCTTTGAACCCACGTTTCTTAGCATCAGCAGCAGTTTGTTTCTTGGCATCTGCTGCTTTCTTGTACTTACCAGTACCAGCATCAGATTTAGCACCCTTAACTTTCTTCTGTTGTCTGCTTCCCCCTGTCATTACAGCACCTTTACCGTGCTCTTTTCTTATTTTATCAAGAACGAATGACAGGGCTTTATCCTTTTTTGCGGATGGTTTCTTAGTACCTCCCTTATCATAACCCTTCTCTTTCTTAAGACGAGTCGCTTCACCAAATGTCAAGAGGTTATGTTCTACCTCTTGTACTTCTACTGTCTCTTCACTGACAGCCTTCTTAACCTTACCAGCAAATTTAAGAGTGCCAGTAACACCTTTCTTAAATCCCTTTGCGAATTCCTTCACACGTTTCTCTGGTACTTTACCTGCTGCTCTTGCTTTATTGTGTCTCTCAACACCCTTCTTAACAGCATCACCTACCTTACCTAACAATCCTTTCTTGGAAGTTGGTTTCTGAGGTTGTGTTTTCTTAGCAGTCTTAACTGCCTTCTCTACCTTCTTAACTGTTGCTGCTTTCTTCTTAGGTGCTGCTTTAGGTTTCCTTACAGTAGCCTTAGCAACTGGTTTTGCTTTCTTCTTAGCAGGTGCTTTGTCATTATAGTTAGTACTATCTTCAGTCTCACCAGATCTCTTGGCATATGACTTAGAGTACTCACCCTTACCTGCTTTCTTCTTAGCAGCATCAGACTTATCAACAGCAGCCTTCACCTTCTCATATGAAGGTGCTTTAACTGATGCCTTTCTTGCTGACCTCTCCTCATTAAGTTCTTCAATAGGATCAATAACAAACTCGACGAAATCTTCCAGACCGACTTCATTTATAATCTGGTCGAGACCATCTTCATTAATACCTTCTGCATAGAAGTACTCGGAAGCAACTTCTACACTAGCATTAATCCACTCTTCAGTTAAATCTACAGACTCACATGTAGGTTCATCTTTGTCACGACGTTCTTCACACTTGATACAAGTGCAATCTTCTTCGTGCTTTGACTTTTCAGTAAGTTCTTTCTGAGAAGGATTGATTTTGACCTTAGTCTTTTTCTTCTCAGCTAATTGTAATAAAGTTAACATTACTTCACTCCTTTAGAAACTGCTTTCTTACCTTTAACTACACCACCCTTAACATATCCACCTTTAGCATATGAACCTTCATCTAAATCTAAGATAGCTTGTATCTCTTCATCAGAAAATAGACCAGACTCCACTAAGTCATCAATTATTTCTGTCTCCTCTCTATTAAGTCTCTTCTTAGCTTGTGCTTTGTATAGTCTTGATGCTTGTGCAGCTTTCTTAGCAGCACCTTCTTTGTCACCAGCAGCTGCCTTCTTACCACGTTCAACATCTGCTTTCTTAGATGCCTTAAGTGCTAGGTCAGGAGAGATCTCGTTAACAGTCTCTACTTCTTCCTTAGCATATGCTTTTGCTTTTGCTTTCTTTTCTCTCTTACTAACCTTTCCATCTACATCAGTTTTCTCATACCACTTACCATCGCAGTCATCATCCTGCCATCTAGGTTCCTTTGCCATCTTCTTTTCCTGTACCTTTTGATAGGCATCAGTCATATCTGGAAGAGGTGATCTGTTGGTGTCTAACATGTTATTGTGAAGTCTTGTCCTTTTTATTTATCTTCTTTATAAACTCTCCAGGCGTAAGTCTCTTCATATAATTAGTGAGTTTATCTGTACCCATTTCACCTGCTGGAGTGAAATCAAATCCTTTAATATTATTTTGCTCAATCAAATCCTTTAACCAAGAACGAAATATGTTTTCATTCTCATCAATACTGATAACATAATTACTACCACGACTTACAATTTTAGAAATAATTCCTGTGTTAACATTCTCAACAAAAGTTCCTACATTAAAAATAGAACCTTCAAAGTATGCTTCTCTTAAAGACTTCTCATCTAACTTGGGTGCTATCTCATATAAAAGATAAGAAGCTTCGCTGAAATCTTCTTGTACTTCTACAGACATCTTTGATTGTAGAGCAGAGAACAATGCTTCACAATCTTTTGGCTTCATTGCTTTAGGACAACCCTTCTTAAACCCTTCATAGTCATCATCAACTGCTGCTTTACGTTGTTTAGAAGCAGACATACCTGAAATGTCATCAGCATCTGGGTCTCTCTCACCAGCAGAGACAACATTAATTGTTTCAAAATTATATGCTTTACCGTTATACTTATTAGCTAACGAATTGAACTCAGAAACCCTATCACCACCCACGACGATGTTAACACTGCTAAACCCTTCACTATCAAGGGTACTGAGGACATCGAAAATAGTACGCATGTCAGGAGAATTGATAATCCTGGCACTATGTTCTGGATAAGCCTTCCGCATAAAATTAATCTTCTCCTCTGGGCTGAGGGGGTTCTTCTTAGGATCCTCCGTCCTTGAGGGGTATATTCTATACTCTCCATTTTTACTTGCTGCTTTTACTCTGCGTATCAGAGTCTCGTGTCCAGTAGTAGGTGGATTAAATCTTCCAAATGTAATAGATACCTCGCCTTGATCGACCTTATCCTCGCTACCTCCTTCTTCTTGTCCACTTGACCCCTTCGCAGATGGGACATCGGATGGGTCTAACTTAACTAACTTCCCACCCTGACTCATGTGAGTTACGTTGCCTCTTACATCGGCATACTTTCCGTAACCTACGTGAGTTAGTTGCAATTTTTCTGCTTGACTCGCAGCTTGAGACCTCGCTGCCTCAGCTAGGAATGAGCTAAACTTCTTCATATGACCAATTTTTATCTAAATTAAAGTTTGCTTTACTAAATTCCCAACGATCTACAATCTTGTATGGATTGTCTGAACATATCACGAACCCTTCATGCTTGGAGGGGTCTCCATTGATAAAACATTCAACATCTCCATCCACCTTGATGGCATCGAGTAGCCGCTGTTTCAAATCGAGAATCATAAACCATACCTTAAAGGTATATTCATTGACCTCACTCTTATATTTATCATCTAACTCACTGTACATTTGTTCAGCAGACATATCTTCCCACCAACCCACGGAAACATAACTGTTTATATGCTTAGAAATCTCCATCAAATAATAATTATATCCCTTCTTCGAGACAGGTGCTTTCATCTTCCAGACAGGAATGATGAATGGTATCAAGTGTCTCCATCCTAGTGGTGGCTTGATGTGTGCGTTGTTAGTATTAACAAAGAAACAATCCTCAGTTGATTCTAAGGTTAAACCAATCTTCCCCTCCGCTTCAGGACTGACCTCAGTATACTCTGTATGAGGTGCAACAACTATCTTCTGCGGAATCTCCTCTGGAAAGAGGTACTGAACAGTATTAGGTTGGTACAATCTACCTTTCATACCAACACCTATCCAGTCTCCCTGAATGATACGGTCAGTACGAGGAAGATACTCCAAGCATAACTTAAGAATATCTGCCACTGGTCCTTTATGATTCTCTGTTATATCATCAACAGTATAGTTTATTAATACTCTTCTCTTATTAAAGACTGACTTAGTGCCAACAAAGAACTGTCCATTAGCAGGGTTAGTACCCCATACTATAGCAGGTGCTCCATCCCATTTGACAGACAACCTCGTTGCCTTAACCAATTCTCTAAGTGTCTCCCAAACTACCTTCCTTCCGTGTAAAACTGAATCTTCTGGATGACGAAGGTGCTTGTTTGGCATAGGTGTCTCTCGATTACCCCTGTATTATAATCCATCTCAGAGGGTCGTGGGACAGTAGTGTGCCAGTTTGTCAACCGCCCATCTTCAGATAGGTACTACTTGTCATAAATGCTACAGCAGTATTGTTGGTAAAGATAAACATACCTTTTGAACCAGCATAGGCTACCATTGATTTTATAATATTATTCTGGACATGTTCTTTGATTACTTTCTGATCATTATCAAGCATAAATCCAACTTCATATGACTGAACCTTATGCTTTAAAAACTTAGCAGCTTTAAACATCTGTTTCTTATCCACCATATCCATCACAGTCTCAATGACATGCTTTGTAGTATGTTTTTTATTGGATAGGAAGTTAATATACTTTGACCAACCTTGAAGGTCATCTAATAACAATTGTTCTGCACCCTTCTTAGTATAAGAATCAAAAATTTTCCAATCAGTAAAGCTATGAATACCACTCTTTTGAAATGTCTTCTTAAAGATCTTATTCCTTTCTGATTTCATCTTTATAAATGCTCTACCACCAAGACTCTTCTTAGTAATCAATGTAATAACAGGTAGGGTAATCTTACCATGAGCAGCAGAACTACCAGTCTTTGAAAGTTGTACCTGTATATCAGCAATCTTTTTACTACTCTCAAATCCCCTGATGTCTAAGTAATGTCCCTTCTTATCTGCTAGATTAAAATAAACCAAACACTTCTGATTACTTTCAAGGTACTTAACTTCAGTAACTTCTATCTTCATATTAAGAGCTTCCTTCATGCCCTTAACTTTCTTATGTCTAAGTATAGCAGTTTTAACTGAGGGTGATAATGCCTTCTTCAAAGACACACCCATACATGTTTTATCTGTAAACAAATCATCTATCAGTTGATTGTATTCATACATCTCATCAAGGTCTTGCATCATCTGGATATTCTTAGCAGACTCACCAGGCATACCTGCTTTAAGTTTTCTATTCTCTACCTCAACATCCCTAGACATCTGATTATTTTTAGTTGCCTTAAAGTTTTTAAGTTGATTGAATACATTAGATGCTTGAGAATGCTTTATAGCAATTATATCAGCAGGGTTCCACTTATCCTCACTCATACCAACAACAGAATACATCTTCTTAAGCATCTGTCTTGATGCTTTCTGTTTAATCCTACCTTTTATTTTATTATAAGTCCCTTTAAAATCTGGAACAAGATCCTGTCTATAAAAATTGTACGTTGCTTGTTTAAAGAAAGGACCATGTGCTTTATTAGCAATGTAACATGATGATTCTATCCAATCTTCTGCTCCACCTGTAACCCAATTTGAAAACCTCTTCTCCATTGCAGCATAGTCTATAAAACAATGCCTTTTAATATTAACATCAAGATCTCTAAGAGTCTCCATCTTTTCTGATAAGATGTCTGGAGTAATATCTCCAGGTAGAGTCTGCCTCACAGCACACGCTAGAGTTTGTAACGATTCTTTATCAGCAGTGGTTGCCGTAAATGCCATTAGTCATACGCAGGTCTCCAATAATATTTATTCTTTCGCTGGTATTAATGCTTTATACTTTTCATACATCTGTTCACACTTACCTTCACTCTTTCTACACTTCCATAATTGTGTAAGAATGTATGTCATATCATCCATAGGAACTACTACGGATAAATTTCCATGTGTGTAAGGTTCTCTTGTCATTTTGGTAACCATTCAGTATCAAATGCAGAATCAGCATCACCATAGAATCCTACAGGAACTATATTAAATGCTAAAGATCTCCTATCCCTATCAGAATTATTCATCGCTACCTTATGTTTAAGATAACTTGGAAAGAATAATAATATATTTTCTTGTACTGGTAATGACCAACTTATAGCATTTGTCATATGAATCTGTTTAGGAGGAAGGTGATAAGCTTTTAAATTTTCAATAGGACTATCAAAATCTATACCACCCATATCATCAGTGTACGTATCATAATAATAGACACCACTATAGTAACTATTCTTATGGTTATGGAACTGTGAATCTGTACCAGGTTCTGTCTTTGTTAACCAAGATGTAGATATAATATACTCTCCTTCACCCACACCTAAAAATTCGTCAGCAGCAATCTTAAATTTATTTAAAATAATATCTCTTATTCTTGGATACTTTTCTAAGACTCTATAATTACTTGATGAATCATCTTTAGACACATCAGACTTTTCTGCAATTACATATGAAGTTTCATCACGTAATTCAGTTGTATCTTCCTCAATATAATTTAAGAGGATATTGGATGCAAATAGGGGTAAATACCCCTTCATATTCTGTACCATTTTAATGTGGGTTATACTTTTGAATAATAGAATACACTAAGACTGTTAGAATAAGTCCTATGCCAATAAGAGTCAATAATATATGCATTACCTATCTCCCGTAGCACGGTTCTCTGACTTATCTATACTAAAACTACCACCAGGATATCTCTTCTCTAATTTTTTGACATTACCTTTGACAACATCATCAAAGTCAATCTCTAATGCCATACATGCTTGTGCTACATACCACATAACATCACCTAATTCTATAATAAGATGCTCCCTATTGTCTTCATTCCATGGCTTACCTTGAAATACCATCTTCTTTACTATCTCGGTGAACTCTCCACCTTCTGCACTGATACCAACAGCAGCAGTTAGAAGACGTTCAATGTTAGCACCTTGTCTATCAAGCTCACCCATACGATCAGCAAGTGCAACAAAGTCTTTGGAACTGTCGGACGTGACAGCATCTACAAAGTGTTCGTACTTTTTGAAATCAATCATACTTTAGTTCTGCAAAGGATTTTTTACCCTGTACTTTTTTAATGACTTGCTCTTCAGCACCAGAATCAATTAGGTCTTTCTGAGCGTCTTCGACATCATACAGCCTCATCTTAGATCTGTCAATACCTATGACGAATCTCTTGTTCAAAGTAGGGTCATAGTATCTATTCTTTAACTGCTTAACCATTATTTGATTTTGTTCTTCGAGCTCTTCGGTAGAAATAAGAGCAAACATAAGGTCAGCAGTGGCAGGGAGACCAAAAGATTCACTGGTGTCGGTAAGGTCCACATCACTACTACCGTACCCACTACGGGTAGTTTGCGTAGCAGAAACGATTGGAACTCCTGCTTCGACTGCGAGACCTCTGAGTTCTTCTGCGATTGCTTTGACATAAGTATAAGAATTTACTATAGAACCTTTGTACCTTTGTGAGGCACATATGTTTAGATAATCAATGAATATAATATCTGGTTTAATATTTCTCTTGAGTTCTAACTCATTTAATAATGATTTGAAATGTCCTACGTGAGCAGATGCAGTAGGATACTCTTTAATTATAAGTTTACCTTGTGTCTTCTTAGATAATTTACTAATCTTATTCTCGAACATAATTCGAGGAAGTTCTGCTAGTTTCTGTATTGGGACATTAAGTAAATTAGCATCAATCCTCTCCGCAATCTTCTCCTCTGCCATTTCGAGAGTGATGTA